TTGCGCTAATTTTAAACTCATTTAAAAGGAATTTCAGCACTAATTTTAAGTGAATTATTAGTGTTTTTATATGGAAAAGACTAATTTAAATTAGTAAATTTAACTATTTGATTTTCAAATATATTTATCTTTATTTTTCTTCTTTATTTCATTAAAAACGAAACAAAACAATTCTATAAAATAGCTCTTAAAAATGCTAATTTAAAGACTAAAATTTACATCTTTGAAAAAAATGCAGATGTGGGGGGCACAGATTTTAGCCAGATACCCCCCCCACAAAAATAAATCATTTTTCAAATTCTTCTAAATCAATATTGTTAACGTCAATCCAAAATATTTGTTCGTGTTGAAAGTCAAATTCGCCTAATTGTTCTGTTAGTTCATTTATAGTTTTTATATAAGGTTTTATTAAATTGTATAATAACGTAGTTGTTGTTATTTTTTTATTAAATTCTTGAGAAATAGTATCCTTAGTTGTTTGTTTTTTTATGTACTTTTCAGCAAGTTCGTACATCTGAAAATTAATATCATACATCTTGATCGTTTCTTCGCACGCTATTAGATCAGTCCTAAAGTCTGATATTTGATTATGAATATCTTTATAACCATTCATTTTTATTAATGTTTCTGTAACTTGACTTATTTTGCGATAATCGTCAATCCCCCATGCGTTTTTATAATTGGTATATTCTCTTATTCTTTCATCGGTTTCTTTTTCGCTTATATATTTATCTTCTTTTTGCGTATTATCCGATTTTTCAATAAAAATATCCCCTTTCCCAGTATAGATCCAATCTATTGATATATTATATTTTTTATGCAATAGGAGTATTATTTTATTGCTGATTTCAATTTTACCCCTCTCTATATCAGATATAGATGCTTGTCTAACTCCGAGTTCTTCTGCTATTTGCTGTTGAGATAATCTTAATTTTTTTCTGATTATAGAAAACCTTTCATTCATTGATAGTTATATTAAAAATATACGATTATATTATAAATAATATACGAAATATTTTGTAATTATACGAATTACCTATATATTTGCGCAATAATTAACACAAATGTAATAAAAAAAATACAACATGCTAACTTTAGAAGAAAAAAAACGCATTCGACAAATGCTCCCTTATGGAGCAGGAAAAGAAATTGCTAAAATAGCTGGAGTTCATTGTGTGTCTGTTTCTCGTTGGTTTAATGGGAGCGCAAATAGCTGTCTGATTGAAGATGTAGCATTGTCATTAATGGCAAAATACAAAACAGAATTGGAAGCAAAAAAGAAATTAGCAGGCTTAGAGTGATATATTTTTCTAAAATAAACGGTAATTTCTGGCTGAGTTATGAATACTTTGCAACCAAAGGTATTCACGATTTTGTTATAGAGCGTTGGAAAGAGCGTAAAAGAGTAGAACGCACCTATGTAAATGGTCGTGCTTATATCAACTACGATACTATCCCTGCTCCCACTCGTGCAAAATTACCGACTAAAGAAGAATTAAAGAAAGAATATAACCGCCAGCAATATAAGCATATAGAAGACGAATATTACAAAGAACTAAAATATGCTTATGCAAGTATTAATACAAGAAAATGGCATAAGGAAATACGAGAGCATGAGTTATACGGACAACTAAACATTATAAAAATAGTAGAACTTTCTCGCCGCGCTTCCGTAATCGAACGGATATTAGAACTACACGAATGTTACGGTTATAATAATCTTGCGTCTCTTCATAATGCATTTAATCGAGTTTATCCCGAACAAGGTTATAAGAATAAGGATCGCTTCTCTAAAATGATAAGCAAAGCCACAAAAGAGGGTGTTTTGAGCGTTGCAATAGATAAAAGAATTTTCCATCAAAAATCGGAAAAGTTTACCGATGAACATAAATACTACGCTTTTTATACCCTTAATCACAACAAGAATTATACAATCAAAAATTCATATAAAAAATTTACATCTGCCTGTCATCAAGCAGAAATAGATGTTCCTTCATGGCATTGGTTTCGGCTCTATTACAGAGATAACAAGAACTTATTATCTGGAAACAGGGATAAAAAACCAAAATCAGTTCCTATTTATGCAAAAATTATTCCTGCTTTATATTCGGGGAATAAGTGGAATTTAGATGGATGGACTATTCCCATCTTCTGCAAAAGAGTTAAACCAGATGGTAGCTTAGACTACTATTTTAAATATACTCTTTTTGCGGTTATGGATGAGTATAGTCGAAAGATTATAGGTTGTCATGTAGCTGAATCCGAAAATACGGAAACCATTCTTAAAGGACTTGAAAAAGCCGTAAAAGCGACCAACAGTTTACCATTTGAAATTACAGCTGATAATCACTCTTTTAACAAAACGAAGGAAGCCGGAAATCTAAAAGATGATTTTACGAAACGTGGCGTACATTGGACTGTCGATAGTAATCCAAGACGTAAAGGCACATTAGAAAGGGCGTTCCGAACCATAGGAGACAACCATTTTAAAGAGCATTACGGCTATATAGGTCAAGGTATTCGTACAAGAATAAGAAACGGAATAACCCAACAGGAATTACTTGACATTTATAAAAAGCCAGCTAACTTACTGACAGAGGAACAAGTAATAGCGATAGCCCATAATGTAGTGAATGAGTACAATGATACGGTAATAGAAAGTTTGAAAGATACCCCTAATAATTTGTATGAAAATAGCGAAAAGCCTAATCTAATATCTATTGATGTTTGTGATCGTGTAGCTATGTTCATACGCCGTTCTGAAGCTACCGTCCGTTCAGGACAAATAACCATTCAAAGAGGTATGCATAAATACGAATATCAATTGCCTGCAAAATATTATACCGAATTGAATAACAAGAAAGTAGGTATTCGTTATCCTGACTTTGAGGAAATTTATTTGTATGATATTAAAACAGATATGTTTATTTGCTCTGTCCCTCAAAAAATTACTATACACGGAGCTTTGGCTGATCAAACAGATAATGATAAACACAATTTATATAAGTTCTCCGGTAGGGTTAAAGGTATTAAGAGTAAACAGCGGAAAGCGAAAGAAAAATTAACAGAATCCGCTCATAGCATTAATCCAAACGCTTACGGGTATATTAATCCATTAACCACATCAAAAGATGTAATTGCTAAAATAAGGAAGGATAGCGATTTGCGAAATAGCTTATTTGATTATGATATTAATCCGGATACTATTCCTGATTTACCCGAAGTAAATGAAATGTTAGATACTTCTATGCGCCCGAAAGAAGCCGAAAGAAGAAATCCATTTCACAGAGATATAAGCAACGTAAAACTATAATAAAAATAGAAAGGGAACAGCCCGTTTCAAAGTCTATTCCCTTTCAAAAATCAAAAATCTATGACAAAAGTAGAGAAAAATTTGGAATTAAAAAAACTCGTCAATGATTATTGCGAGAAAAAAGGAATTAGTAAAAACGAATTAGCCACACAGATAGGCGTTAACCCTGCTTATCTGTCTAAAATTGAGAACGGAAAAGAAGACGAAATTACCGAAAAGATGTTGAATAAAATCCGTTCTGCTATCGAGTACAGGACGGCGCAAAGTCTTTATAATACTAACGACTTGGAAAGCATTATTCGTCAATGCGTTTTTACACGGGAAAACAAACTGATGACAGGGCTTATCGCTGATACCGGAATGGGTAAAACAACCTCTTTAAGGTCTTATTCCATGCAAAAGAATGTTTTCCTTGTTACGGTAGATAAAACGATGAATGCAAAGATGTTTCTAAGGGCTATACTTCGAGAAATGAAGATTGCTTTTGATGGTAATTCTCACGAAATAATGTTGAAGATAGCCGAAGAACTGAACCGCTTAAATAGTCCTTTGCTTGTCATAGATGAAGCCGGAAAGCTTAATCATGTAATGATACTCTATTTGCATGATTTAAGAGAATATACTCGAACAAATTGTGGTATCTTATTAGCCGGAATGCCTTATTTCAAAAAGAATTTAAGGAAGTTGGCAGACAAGCAAAAAGAGGGTTACGCCGAGTTTTACCGCCGGATAAATATTTGGAGTGAACTAAAAGGATTAAAACGGAAAGAAACAGAACTTATTTGTCAATCAGAGGGTATTAAAGGAGATTATAAACAATTCCATGGGCTTCGCTTTGGAGACTTAATGAATGAAATATTAATAAATAAACTAACTAATAATTAAAATATCATGGTAGAATTTAGCAAGAAAGAAAAATTTGATTATTTCTCTGTAACCATAGAGGGAGATAAAGATGAATATATCGAAACTGTTAAAAGCCTATTGACTTTTATGCATTCTGTGGAAGATGAATTTGCAACACGCAACACACGTTATTATATCTGCAATCTGATAAAAGGCTTATTGCCGGACTGTGATCAGATTATAAACATGGAAGATGTAGAGTTATTGAAAAGTATTAAACAACAGAAGAAACAACCGGCATGAAAATAATAGATGTAAATAACCCGAAAGAGTTGCAGTCGTGTATAGATGACTTCAAAAAAATGCTACAATCATGGAGCGGATCATACCTATTTGAGGTAATAGATGAATCCTTGTATGAATATACCCAAAAGTGTTTAGCTTGTCCGGAAGATTTTACGCATGATAGAATATCGGATCAGTTACTTATTTTAAGACTGATTAGAGATTTATTTATTATCAAAGATAATCATGAAGACAAAAGTAAATAAACCTATCTCTCCGGCTCAAATAAAGGCTATACATGCCCTTTTGAATGAAAAGGGGCTATTAGACGAGAAAAGGACGATAATTCATTCTATCAGCTCCGGACGAACTGAAAGCACGAAAGAATTAACCTTTGAGGAAGCTAAGACATTAATCATCTTTCTAAAAGAAGATACTACTGAGATAGATAATAAGAAAAGAACCATCTATAAAGCTATTTGGAATATAGCTTGGAGTATGGAAATTATTTACGGAAATACGGAAGAAGACTATCAGATGAACCGTGTAAAACTCAATATGTTTTGCCGTCAGCGTGGAACTGTCAAAAAGAACCTTTCCGATATGGATTATACGGAACTAAAGAAGACACACCGCCAGTTTGAAGCGATGTTTAAAAGGCATTTAAATAATAAATAAACAGTGATTAAATGATAGAAAATAATATGAACCATTTTAATTATAAAAATATATCCCCGATGATGCCGGGGATAATATGTGAGAATCCCTGATGATGCCGGGGATTCTTTGCCTTACTCCCAATAGTACCGGGAACAAGTGGCACAAAGATAAAATTAATTTTAATTAAATACAAATGAGAAAAGAAGAAGAAGAAAAACAAGTAAAAACATTCATTTTATTGGATGGAAGTGTAACTACATTGGGGTTTCGTGTGCTGGTTGAGGGTGTAGATACTACGCAATTTGAACGTAATCCGGTTATGTTTTATAGTCATAAGGATTATAATTTGCCTATCGGAACATGGTTTAATATCCGCAAAGAGAACGGTCAATTACTTGCCGATGCTAATTTCGATTATGAAGATACCGATACGGAAGTACAACGGATTATCGGGAAAGTGGAACGAGGTATTATTAAAATGTCTTCCGTTGGTTTACGTGATCCCGAAATATCGGCGGACGACAGTTGCAAGATTGAGGGGCAAATTTTACCTACTATTATAAAATCTCGCTTACGTGAAGCTTCAATAGTTGCAATAGGAGCTAATAATAATGCGCTGATGTTATATGACCATGCCGGAGCATTAATTGACCTTTCCAACGATGTTAAATTAAGCGACTTCTTTAATTGCCGGAAAGAAGAATCTGTTATTGAGACAGGAAAGCAATCTGCCGAAAGAAGCCACGATCCCGAATTTCTATTATTGAGGGATAAAAGTTTTGATGAGTTAGATAAATCAAACAAACTCATGTATTTGAAAGATAATTACCCGGACTTATACAAACAAAAATATGATGAAAAATTCAAACCCGAATCAAAGGAGTTTAAGTCAAAGGAAGAAAAGGAACTAAGCAAAAAGACTTGGGACGAACTGGACAAAAAGGGTTTGTTGTCAAAGCTAAAGAAAGAATACCCCAATATCTATTCGGCGAAATATAAAGAGAAATTCGGAAAGCTTCCGAAAACAGAAAACAAACAATCAAAATAATAATTATCATGGTAAAAGAACTAATTTATACCGATTCAGAAGCAGTTAAAAACACAATGAATTATATCAACAGGTCAAAACCTTATTTACAAAATGTATATAATTCATTTAAGAGTGTAGGTATAACTCCCACGCTTGAAGATATATCTAAATGCCTTCATGTTTTAAGCCTTAGATGGGTGCTTTCGGAGTTGGAGAACTGGATGTCGGACTACTTGGTAGACCGGATAGAAAATCCGGAAATAGAGGGTATTCCTGTAAAGCGGGAAGCACTAAAGAATATCATTCAGATACCGGACTGTTCCTCCTTGTTTGATGAATTTGACACCCTTATCCGGAATATATCAGCAGGCGGGGTTATACGTATGAGCCTTGAGGTCTATTATGAGATCAGCGGGGATATAATAAGCATAAAAAGTGATGTCGAGGAATCTGTTACAGAAGAAAACTCATACTATGCAACCACCGATAGGCAAGTAGAAATACTTTCTAAAATTAAGAATTTCCTTTCTGCATGGCAGGACTTTTACCAGTACGCCACCGAGAACAATTTAAGAAATGCCGAACATTGGGTTGGGGATATGGGAGACTTGAGTTTCTTTAATATTAAAAACAAGCAGATTGTGCTTGGAGTAAGAACAAACAGGTATATAAAAGACAATTAAATTATCAATTCTACAGCAATTTATTGAGTAAAACAAAGTTTTTTTTCTTCATTGTATTCTTGGTTTTACTTGACAACGCTTTGCCCGACTCTTTTCATTCTCCTACATAAAAGGGCAAAGCGGATTGCTTAAAAATAAATTTATTATATGGTACAAATATTTCTTCCTTCCGGACAATTATTTCTTGAACTTCCTGTCGATGATTCAAGTACTCGTATTAAAGAGATTATGGGCGATAACATGCTTACCCTACGTTTCGCCCTTGATGATTTTATAGATATACCTCAGGGTTGTTATAGTATATTCAAAGAAGAACGTTATACGCTCTATCAACCTTTTGATTTTATCAAGCATCACACTGAAAACATTGAATATACCGTGATTATGCATGCTTATCAGGAGTATATGAACTATATCAAGTTCAAATTTTTTACAGTAGAGCGTAATCCGGGAGAACCGGATAAGATGGTC